CAATTACGGCTGGTTTACCAGCCGCACCTCTCAAGGTATAAGAATACTTTCGCCAAGAGAGGACCCAAAGGCCTTCCTACCTTCTTTAGTAGGGAGGCACCCACCCGAGCTTGATGTAGACGGCCCGGGGACGTCCCTGACGTTCCAGGTGCTTCACGTCAGCGAAAGGCAGGGCCCCTCGCTTAAGGAAGAACTTGAGCAGGGCTCCCTCGCCACTCACGGTTGACCGCGGTGGTTTGGAGACGACTCTGTAGGCCCGAACCAAAGGCCTGTGGAGTCTAGTGTCTATTTTCTCACCCTGAACGGGCAAGAACGTAACACGACCCAACCCAGCTGAGGTAGCCTTGACAGGGGGGAAGTACCCGATTATGGGCATGATTCTCCTATCAAGGTAGCCTGCTGTCCTCCACATCCCCCTCTCATAGAAGAGGTTGCGGAGTGACACCATGCTAACCAGCTCGGGAACATCAGCACGTGATTGAGGAAGATCCCTACGAACACGAACCGGCGTAACGTCGATTCCATCGTAGTAGTCTCCACCACAAGACTCACGGAATTTGCCATTCCAGAAAGACTTGGCGGCATTAACCTTAAACCCGTATAGGGCCAGGCGTCGCATCACGTGATGTACCGATTCTACAGGGACAATTATGTCGTCCCCGTAGACGCGCACCTTTCCACGGTAGGAAAGAATATCCTTCCGTGTGAGAGGACGGTTGAGCCAATCCTGTATCCCTAGAAAAACCGTGGTGCAAAACACCATGGCTTCGACGGGGAAGCAGGTGGCCGAACCCATAGACGCGAACTTGGCTAGGGGAATAACCCCGACACCAGGTACTGAAGCCTTCGTAGACCTTGAATCGAAAAGGGCCTGCTGTAAAACAGCAAACCGGCGAGTCAAGGCCACTACATGCTTCATGGAGACCCGATCGGAAGCCTCACTAAGATCTAGTGTGGCAAGCTCACCAGCAAGTGAGCCTTCTTGTGCCATTACCCTATTAGGGGACTGGAACTCGAATCCGACAAAACCCGAAGCAAGATTCTCCCTAGTATTACCGGGGACGAAGTGAGCTTCGAGTAACTCAGAGAGTCGCATAGACAGTGCCTGCTGTGCATATTGCATGCACGTGGGCTCTATCGCGATGATCCGAGGGGACTTCAGCGTTTTAGGAACAAGAGTAACCTTTACAGGCCGCTCTTCTCCAGGTTCGAGGAATTTGACACGATCGAGGAGCACGTCTAAGTGCCCTCTGTTGGGAGAAGCATATTCCCGGTAGGGAAAACTCCTCTCAAGCCGTTCAGGCCACTCCCGCATATCGTATTTGCTGTTTCCAGCGAGACGATCGGCGGTAGCGCCTGGACCGTGCTTCGGGTATAGATCACAGTTCTCGAGATCTTTTTCGATAGCTGTGAATACATCTCCGAAGAGCAAGCCGGAGATACGCGTGAACTCATTATCAAAGTCCACGGTATCTATGAGACCCCGGCTTGCCAATTCCTGCTCACACTTGATGAATTCATCAATTGCGCCTTTCTCTCGCTCCTTAGAGCAAGGGAGAAGGATCTTACCAAACATCAGCGAAAGCTGACGAACGGCGAAGATGCAATCAACCGATGGTTCATCAAGCAACCGACCAGTACTAGTGTCGAAAACCTGAGCGAGGAAACCTCCCAAGAACTTAGGGAGGGGACCGTGACCGAGTTTGCTAAACCCGACAAAGTCACCGCGTTCAACCGTGGTACGTTCTAGGCATCTTTCGAAGCCTTTTCCGAATTCCGGAAGGGTTATCGTCAAGAACGAATCACCCTCGTTTTCGACACGACTCAGGAGCTTTTTGTAGTCCTGAGTGGCGCTGGTACTACACCAGGTTGCCAGTTCCTCGGCAACCTCTCTCCAAAGAGCTATTAGGCTTTTCATAACTGCTCCCTTCTAATTGGGGGCTAGTTATCCGACCCAACAACCCGCTGGACAGGGCGGCAAGACTGTTACCAGTCTTGCAAGTAGGGATTCATTCCCTGCCTTAGGCGATACTCCGTGAAATCATCCACGGTAGCTTCGATCACCTCTTGGACGCCCGCTTGATGTACGGCTAGTTTACGCCAGTACATGATTTGGATGTCTGAGAGAGTATCGACGTAGTCGCATACGGGGCAATGCTCCGGATGCAACATATCGACCTCGTCCTGCAGTCCCATCTGCTCAGAAACCAGAGAGCAGAGGTTGAAATGTCCGATGAAGGACATCTAAATCTCCTTTCTTATGTTCCCAGAGCAGACGTCAGGGACCGATTTAGTTCTCGCCACCCAGAAGCTGAGTGGCACGAGCTCCGGAGCTGGCCGTGAGATACGCGGTAAGCGCATCCACAATGGCCTTCTGCTCGGCGATCGTGAACCCGGTAGTCGGAACGTCCACCTGAAGGTAGACGCTCATGGACTGCCGGATGTTCACCGTCGGCGTGAAAACGTCGGCGGCGATCTTCGAGAAATCGATCCGGATCTGACGGCGCGTCCGCCTCCCGTACTGATGGGAGACGGACAGCTTGACAGTGGTGTCGTCCTTCTGGAAAACACCCTTGTTCTGACCCGAGGAAACTCGGGGCAGAGACTGCGCCACCGTTGAAATGGTGACGCTCTGCGGGTCGGCGAATGCCATGTTGGGAACTCCTTGTGAGTGTAGACACGCTTTAAGCGTGCCGTTGGGGTAGTTTTCACTACCTTGAGGCCCCAGTCTTTAGACAAGGGGCAGGCGGCTAGCTCTACAGCGGACCTTTGGTAAGGCCTAATGCTGCAGTGATAGCGAGCTGTTTCGGCGATAAGCCGGACCAGCTGACACCGAACCCATAGGGCATGCCGGGAATTCTCTTACACCGTCTGTAGACGGTGGTCCGAGTTCCCGTACTGAGGGTGTAGGCCGATTGGCCAGACCCGCCAGAAAGTCCGGGTACGTAGTAACTACGAGTGATCTTATGATCACTCATAACGTAACCGTACTGCATGACCAAGCCATCGGATCCGAAGTTGCTGATGTTATTCAGCAAGTCTCCGGAATTGGTAAACCAATCGATGGCCCAGCTCCAAGGGGCAGCTTCCCAAAAGACATCCGGTGTGAACCGGATGCCGAGAAGCTTCCCCGCCTGAGATTTCCAGTATCGAAATTTCTCGTCCAGGTTTGACCCTGGAGGTTCTGGTACATAGTACTTAAATGCACCATTGAACCAGATTTCCTTCCGAGAAGTCTCTACTAGAGTCCCTGTGGGAAACAAGGGGACGTCCGTTGGTATAGGGATCATTAATCCCGTATACGTTTGATTGGACGTCTCCTCGTCGAAGTGATATCCTACACGTGTTTTCTTTGTAGACCCTTTCTTATAAGAGTCCCAGAGATCCGCGGTGTGTCCGACCAGCTTTAGGGCTGCTCGAACATCGGAAACGAAAGGTTTCCACCCGAATTCGACGTTGAGGTATTCTCCTCCAAGAGATTGGAAGAACTTTCCCTCATCACGCCAATGACGGACTTGAGCACCGGGAACACGTGGAAGACGCCTTTCCCCTAGAAACTCGGCCAGAGATGCGCCGAAAGTTTCGTTGGGATCGGTCGGTGCGCAGCGAGCAATTGCCGTTGCACCCTTACTATTGAGGTAATCATCCGTATCCTGCGGGGAAAGATTGAAATCGTTCCACGCCTGAGACGGACCTCTAACAGTAAGTGGACCCTCATAACGGATATGCTTGAGCACCGAGGGGTTAACCCTCGTGAGCGATTTGCTCATCAGCCAAGCAGAACCGTCGTCGATCTCCGTATTAATAGGAGCGTTGTCGACGGACACCATATCTACGGTGTTCGTGAGAGACCAGACCTTTGACGAGAATGGATTACCTATAAAACTGCGAGACTTGTACCCAAAAGGGCCAACGTCTTCAGTCCTGTGGATAATCGTCATCTTATCACTTTCGCTGTGTTTGGAGTGTACCAGTGTCGGAGGCCCC